AAGGAAGTGGAGGTAGAAGTTCTCTATTAAGTAACCCTACTAACTCTAGTTATTTCAACCAAGGAAGTGGAGGTAGAAGTTCTCTATTAAGTAACCCTACTAACTCTAGTTATTTCAACCAAGGAAGTGGAGGTAGAAGTTCTCTATTAAGTAACCCTACTAACTCTAGTTATTTCAACCAAGGAAGCGGCAGTAGACAGGCAAGAAATATGGGTGAGACTGCAACCGAGGCGCTAGCTAGACGGCTGGCAGTAGAGTTAAGAAAGGAACACCAAGGAACAACTTTTGGGGGTAAACCTTATGTAGAGGGTTTAGCAAGAGAATTTTCACATATAGTTCTTGATGAATGGCAAAAGGACGCAAAGGCGCTTGTAGATAGCGGCACCCTTTCTAATTACAAGGTACGTGATGCTGATATGTGGGGGTGGAATAATACAGATGCAATTGGACGTAGTAATTACATTGCTCCAGGTGATCAAAGTAGTAAGGCTCAAGATACAATAAAAGTAGAAATGGAAACGTTAGAGAGCATAAATGGCGGTCCGTGGACAACAATATATAAAGGTGTTGAGAAGCAGTGGGACCCAATCAAAGAAAGTATGTATCTTTTAAATGATTCTATTATAGACGGATTAACTCCTGGTTTAGACCAAAACACATATTGGACACAACAAAATACTGAAGGATTTACAGGTTGGCAAAATGCGGTAACTAAATTCTTTGGGGGTGGGGGTAATGCTACTTCTAGTATGATGAATATGTTAGGGGGGAACGCCCAAAGTGGCTTTGGAAATTGGGGGCCAGGAGTGGGTAGTACAAGTAGTTGGGCAAATAAAATTGGTTCAGCTGGAGGTAAAAATGACTATGGTATAGGAAGCATGGTAGGAGATCTTCTTTTAGGTATGCTTTTCGCAAAAGGCGGAATAGCTCCAGGAGGCTTCCGAGCTTTTGCAAATGGCGGAATAGCTAACAGACCTACTTTGGGAATGGTAGGGGAAGGTAGGTATAATGAAGCAGTCGTTCCATTACCAGATGGCAGGTCTATTCCTGTTAAAGGAGCTGGAAGTAATGTTACTGTAAATGTTGCAATAGATAGCAATGGTCAAGCTAAAGCAACAGAAAGTTCTGGAGATGGAGCAAAAGAACTAGGATACTTAATCTCTCAAGCAGTACAATCAGAAATAATCGGCCAACAAAGACCAGGAGGGTTGCTTAGCAGCTATTAATAATTATGGCGAATTTTAATACAGATATAAATATAATACCAGATAGAGGACTCTCTACAGAACAAAGTCCAAGAATACTTACTGCTAAGTATGGAGATGGGTATGAACAACGAATAGCTGCTGGTATTAATAATTTACCTGAGAGTTGGAGTTTAACTTGGAATAATAGAACCAAAGCGGATTCTAATAAGATAATTAAGTTTTTAGAAGATCAAGGGGGAGTAACAGCATTTGACTGGTACCCACCAGATACTGAAATTGCTAGTAGTACTACTAGTGCAACAACTAGTAAATTAATAGATACTACACAGTATTTTACTAATAGGTACTTAAATACTACAGTTACAGACTCTGCTGCAGGAACAGCTACAGTTACAGCAATTGATAGTGCTACTACTTTATCTTTAAGTAGTGACCTTATGTCTAACCAAGAAACTTATACCATTTACCCTTATAAAAAATATATTTGTAATAAGTGGAGTGTAACTACTCCTGTACTAGGTTACAAAAAAGTAACCGCAACTTTCGTTAGAGTATTTGAACCATAATGGCTGACAAGATTATAAGTGATATTAATAAGTTAGAACCTGGGGACTTAATAGATTTATTCGAATTAGACATGTCCACAGGAACAGCTCCTAGTACCGAACCTATTTTCAGGTGGCACTCTGGTATAAACGAAAACTATCAAGAAATAGTATGGCAGGGGAATAGATATTCCTCTTTTCCTATTGAGGCAGACGGTTTTGAGTTTTCTGGAAAGGGATCAATTCCCAGACCTACATTAACAGTAGCTAATATTACTACTTTATTATCTGGAGTTCTTTCCAGTTATGATGACCTAGTGGGTTCTAAAGTTACTAGAAAAAGAACTTTTGCTAAATACTTAGATGCATATTGTTACACAGGAGGTTATCCTGCGGGAGGAACGTGTGCGAGCGAATCAGGAGGAGCGCCTTTTAGTTTAAGTAAATCAGATTGTTTAGATGCAACAAAGAACGGTTCTGCAGGAACGTGGACCACTTATACATCTTCTAGTTGTGCATCATCAAATAGTAATACAGGTATTTGGTATGCAAGTGCTTTAGCAGATGACGAAGCGTTTTTTGCTGAAGAAATATGGTACATAGATAGAAAAGCTACAGAAACTAGAACGCATATAGAATTTGAATTAACAGCAGCTCATGATGTACACGGGGTCAAATTACCTGGAAGGTCAGTAATTGCTAACACTTGCCCCTGGGCGTATAGAGGAGTAGAGTGCGGGTATAGCGGTAGTAACTATTGGAAAGTAGATAATTCTACTACTAGTACTGCTTCTGAAGATGTATGTGCAAAAACTTTTACAGCTTGTGAACTTAGGTTCCCAGAGCCTCAAGAAATCCGATTCGGTGGATTTCCAGGTGCTGGAATGAATATGGGATAATAATTCCGATGAAGTCGGAAACATTAGAAGAATTTAGAAAGCATACCGAAGAAGAATTTCCAAGAGAAGCGTGTGGGTTAATTATAGTAACTTCCAAAGGGAAAGAACGGTATTTTCGAGCAAAAAATTTATCCGAAGCCGCTGATGAACACTTTATACTAGACCCAGTTAGTTATGCTGACGCAGAGGATACGGGAGAAATTATTGGTATTTGTCATTCGCATCCTAACGGGGGGTGTAGCCCTTCTGAAGGAGATAAAGTATCTTGTGAAACCACTAATAAACCTTGGCATATATTAAGTTGGCCAGGTAATAAACTATTTAGTTGGGAGCCTAATGGGTATGAAGCACCATATATAGGAAGACACTTTTCTTATGGAGTTTTAGATTGTTGTACTTTGATAAAAGATATTTATAAAAAAGAATTAAATATAAATTTTTCATGTCTTGCGGGTAAAGATGAGTGGTGGTTAAAAGGAGAGAATAGATACCTAGATAACTACAAAGAGCAAGGTTTTGTCCAGATAAAGGATGAAAACGATATACGAAAATACGATATATTTTTGATAAAATTAGTTTCACCTGTGCCTAACCATGCGGCACTTTTTATCGGAGACGACAAAATTATTCATCATGTACATGGTAGGTTATCAAATAGAGAACTATACGGAGGGTATTGGCGCAAGCATACTACTCAGCAATTAAGGCACAAATCATTATGTTAAAACAGGTAACTCTTTATGGAGAATTAGCACAAAACTACGAGCGAAGTTGGTCTTTAGATATAAACTCGCCTTCAGAAGCTATGCAGGCTTTAGCGGCGAATAACCCTGGCTTTAGACAATTTGTAAGCACATCCCATGAAAGAGGTGTAGGCTACAAAGTAATGGTTGGTAAGACCTACTTAGAAAAACAAGAAGAAATTTATGACCCTACAGGTAAACAAGAGATAAAAATCGTACCTGTCGTACTTGGAGCAAAGAAGGGTGGTTTAGGCAAAGTAATACTAGGAATAGGTTTAATGGTAGCAGCTCCTTGGTTAGCTGGAGTAGCAGCTCAGGGAGGAGCGGCTCTAGGAATGTCAAGTGCAATGGCTCCAGGAGCGGTTGGACAAATGGTAGTATCGGGAGGCTCCGCTTTAGGTACCACAGTATCTGGATTAGCTATGAAACTGGGAGCCGGCTTACTATATGGAGGCATAGCACAATTACTAGCTCCTACTCCAGAACCTGCTGCTGAAGAAAATGAGAATTATAGTTTTAATGGTGTATTAAATACTAGTAAACAAGGGGTTGCAATCCCATTATGTTACGGACAAGTTATGGTTGGTGGAGCCGTAATTAGTGCAGGAATGAAAGCGGAAGATTACTAATGAGCGAAAGTGAATGGATTAGAGGTTCAGGCGGCGGTAAAGGAGGCGGCGGGGGAAGTAGCGCCCCAAAGGAAGACGATAACACTTTATTTTCGGCTTCTAAAGCTAGAGTAATTGATTTAGTATCTGAAGGTGAAATTGTTGGATTAATTAATGGAGCAAAATCTATTTTTGTAGACCAAACTCCTTTACAAGACGCAAGTGGTACTTATAATTATGATGACTTTTCTTACACTACAAGAGAGGGAACAAACTCTCAAACTTCTATCCCTGGATTTGAGGGAACACAGAATACTACTGAAATTAATGTAGAAGTAAAGAATGGATCACCAGGTCCTATAATACGTACTTTTACTTCTAGTATAGTAGATGCAGTTAGAGTAACACTATATGTTAATGCTTTAACAGATATAAATAATGATGAAAGTACTTTACACGGCTCTTCTGTAAGTTACAAAATATATTTAAAAAAGGATAGTGACAGTTGGTATGAAGCAAAAAGTCATTCTATTAGTGGTAAAACTACTACTAAGTATGAAAGGTCTTATAGACTAGATATACCTGCTGCATGGAAGTCTGCTGGATTTAGTACAATTTCTATAAAAGTGGAAAGGACTACTGGCGACCCATCTAGTTCTAAGGTAACTAATAATTTATATTTTGGTTCGTATACTCAAGTAATTGATAATAGGTTAACGTACCCTAATAGTGCTTTAATAGCTACACAAATAGATTCTAGACAATTTGATAGTATACCTTCAAGAGGTTACGAGATTAAGGGAGTAAAGGTAAAAGTACCTAGTAACTATACTGCTTATGACCCCGGACATTGTTCTTTAGGGGGATACAGAAGAAAAGATACATGTGAGGCAGCGGGAGGAACATGGACCGGTACTTTAGTTAATACAAATTTATATGATGGAACTTGGGACGGTACATTTGATACTGAGTGGACTTGTAACCCTGCCTGGATACTATATGACTTAGCTACAGAAAATAGATATGGGTTAGGAAGATGGCTATCTTCTAATCAAATAGATAAATGGGCATTATATGAAATAGCTAAGTATTGTGATGCTGTAAATAACCAGGGGAACTTTATAGGAGTTGACGATGGTTGGGGTAACAAGGAGGCTCGATTTACTTGTAATTTATATTTACAGTCTGCGGAAGAAGCATATAAAGTTGTTAGTGATATAGCCTCTACTTTTAGAGGTATGTTATATTGGCAGCAGGGTATGATAACAGCGGTTCAAGATGCTCCAAAAGACCCAATAATGAATTTTAGTGAGGCTAACGTAATTGACGGTAATTTTACTTATGAAGGAACTTCTCGCAAACAAAGACATAATGTAGCTTTAGTTACTTGGAATAACCCAGAAGATTTATACAAACAAAATGTAGAGTATGTAGAAGATGCAGCAGGAATTGTTACTGCTGGTAACCAAATTTTTTCAAAAAGTGTGAGAGCAGTAGGGTGTACTTCCCAATCTCAAGCACGTAGAATAGGTAAGTGGCTTTTATACACTGAAAAGTATGAAACTGAAACTATAACTTTTAAGACAGGTATGGAAGGAGCAGGAGTTCGTCCTGGAGATTTGATAAAAGTAGCAGACCCTTCTAGAGCAGGAGTTAGATACGGGGGAAGAGTTGCAGCGGGTAGTACTACTAGTCTTATTAAATTAGATTCTTCTACCCCAGTGACTGGGGGTACTTGTAGTAATGTTTCATATACTACTAAAGCAACTTGTGAAGCTGCATCTGCTACTTGGACAGATGGGCCCGTATACAATCTAGCTTTAATTAACGCAGAAGCAGCTTGTGTACGTAATGGTATAAAAAGAACAACAATAACTAGTACTACTACTAGTGCAGCAGCTAATAAGCTTATAGATACTAGTCAATATTTTGTCGATAGTCTTTTAGGTACTACTATTACGGATTCTGCGGCAGGCACTGCAACAGTTACTGCTGTTGATAGTACAACTCAATTAACTTTAAGTAGTGACATAATGGCTAGTGGTGAATCTTACACTTATCAAATTACTGGACAAGAAGCTTGTTTAAATGAACATGTAGACAATGAATGGAAACCTTTTACTTGGGTAGAAACTAGAGCTATATCAGAAGATGGGACGTGGGATGCTGCTTCAACAACTCTTACTCAAATAAGTTTTGACGATAGTTTTACTAATACTCCTACCCCTCAATTTATGTGGATTTTGGAAGAAATGGGTAATGTAGAAGCTCAAGATTTTAGAGTTTTATCACTAAGGGAGTCCGAGGCGAATATGGTAGAAATAAGTGCATTAAAATACCATGTTGCTAAATTTAACTTAATTGAAGAAGATATAGCATTTTCAGCTAAATCTACTAGTAGTTTACCTGACCCATCAGAAAAGGTTCCAGAACCAGGTAACTTAGCAATATCGGAAGAATTATACTTAGATTCTAGAAACACACTTAAGAACAGGGCAACATTTAGTTGGACTGCTCCAGTAAATGCAGGTACGACTGTTTTATACCCTTATACTGCGAGCTATTATGTTGAATGGCGCAGAACTGACCCAATATCTAATTGGTATTCGCTAGGGGAAACAACTGCTACAAGTATGGTTATTGAAGATGCACCAGCAGGAACTCTAGAGTTTCGAGCAAAAACTAGGAGGATATACTAATGGCTAATATATTTTCAAGATTTGTCACTAAGTCGGCTACGCTACTAGGAAAAGTAGCGCCACCTTCAGATGTGGTTTTTAACGTTCCCGTAATTAGACCTAGTGCTAATGCTATATATTTTAGTTGGCCAGATATAACAGATGTAGACTTTAAAGAATATGTAATTCAAAAAGCACCAAGTGGTGGAGGATGGGAGACTACACTATCTAGTAATACGGAAGTATTTAGAGGAAAGAATAATAATTGGTTATATACTGCAGACACCATTTCTTTAGGAGGAATGACTTTTCTTATTAAAGCAGTAGATACTTCAGGTATTTATTCTACTAATGCGACTTCTCGTACAGTAACTATAGCAGCAGCAAGTTGGGCTTCACAAACTATATCTCATACAATTGAAGATGGACATTTGACAATAACTTGGCCTTCTCCAGCAAATAGTCAATTTGATATCGCTAGTTACCAAGTTAAATACCAAACAGGTAATTCTAGTACTAGTTGGAGTGGTGCGGTAGCAACAGGACACGGTACTACCGAAGGAGTATTTAACCCTGCGAACACAATAACATTCCCCGTAACCTGGGGAACTGGGGAAGAAGGCACTTCTACATCTTATAGAACATTTATTGTTAAAGCATTAGATTCTATAGGAAATGAGTCAGGAAACGAGATTTCTAAATCAATTCAAATAAATCCTCCTGCGGTACTAGCTGTTGCTCACCAATTTATTCAAAATGATGAAGGAACAAAAGTAGATGCGAGAGTATTTTGGACTGCACCTACTATTAGTGCTTCTCAATTACCGATAGCACATTATAAGGTATTTTATCAAGACCATACAACAGGAGAAACAGCAACTACCTTTGCTAATAGAGGAGGAGCTTATTTATCCGAATTAGGAACTACAGAGTTTAAGCAAGAAGTCGATTGGGGGCCTACTATTTCTAATGATGATGGAGTCATACTTTCAACCTCAGGTGCTTCTGACGATATTAGAAGATATTGGGTAGTTCCTGTAGATTTAGCAGGAAACTGGGGTATAGCTACTACAGGTGGAGTAGAAGGTGGGGATTACCTACCTGATATAGAGGATGTCACAGTAACTCGTCCTAATGCTCCTACTGGGTTAACTGTTAGTGATTATTCTACAAAATCTTCAAATGGAGTTGTAGAAGTAACCTGGACTCTTCCAGTAATTACTACTGCACCTATTACAAGTTTTAGAATATTTTGGGAAATACCTTTCTGGGTAGCATCAACAAGTAAACTTAATTCTACTAGTGCGTACGGAGGTAGAACAGGAGGAGAAAAGAATTCCAAAGGAGGTACTGCATCAAAGTATTCTACTCCAGTAAACTGGGGGCCAACTCAGACAAATGTGACTGGAGAAAGTTCCAGGACTATTTATTTAATAGCTTATGATTCTATAGGTAACATATCTTTGCCTGTGGGAATATCCGTTCCAGTAACAAATCCTAATCAGATTACTGCAGGTTCTTTGACTGGACAAGTTATTGATAATAATGTTATTCTAAGATGGTCAGACCCTACAGCAACTTCATTACCTCTGCACAGTTATGATATTTATAGATGCCCTGCAGCAGGAACTTGTAGTGTTACAGATTACGGTACAACAGCTACTTATATTACTAATGTGGGTCTTACAAATACTTATTCTTTCTTTGAAACAGCGTCTGGAACTTACAAGTATTTTGTAAGAACTAAAGATTTAGCAGGTAATTATTCAACACCTCAGTCTATTTCGATGGCAGTTAGTGAACCTAGAGATTTCGAAGTATTAAATGAAGTTCTTTCTAAATACAATACACCAGCGTTAACAGCGGGTTACTGTAGTGGAGGAGTATATAACAATGAAACTGATTGCGAGAATAATGGACATAGTTGGATAGAACAATCTTCAGCTACATGGACTAATATTGAAGATGAAAGTGGCACTACGGCAGTACTACCTATTAATACTAGTGAGACTTGGGAGCAACATTTCAATGTTAATAATAGTTGGGCAACACCTCAGGCACAGGTATCAGCAGGATACGCTTACTTTTTTAAACCAGAAGCTACAGCTCTTTATTGGCAAAGATGGGACATGGGAACTGAGATAGATACCGCTACTATAACTTTGACTACAACTGCAGAAGATACAGTAGCAGCAGTAACTACTACTCCAACTTTATACTATACTAATAGTGAATCTGATTTTGAAAGAACTATTACTGACCTTACAGGATGGACAGCAGGAACAGCAGGCAACACCTCTTTATTAGCTAATACTTTTAGGTATGTAAAAGTAAAGATAGAATATAATGGTTCTACAAACAAAGGGTTCAAAGAGATTAGTCAACAAAAAATATCTTTAGGGCTTGGAACGGTTAGGGACCAAGCTACTGGGGATGTGTCTATTACATGGGCAAATAGGGCAGCAGGAGCTACAGTTACTTTTAATAAGACATTTACGGATGTTAATAGTATAACTGTTTCACCTAAGTTCCTTACAAATGGAAATAACAACGGCAGTGGTAGACAAAATACCGCTATTTATGATTTTACAGATGTAGCTAACCCTACAACTTTTAAAGTGTACCTATTAGACGCGCAAGAGGGAACTTTTGCAGATGGGTCATTTACATGGCAAGCAACAGGAGTTTAAATAACAATGGCATATACAGCAGCAGATTGGGTTTCAACCAGTGACCCTAAATTAGCATCTACTTATTCCGATGTATTAATATATATTAGAAGAAGAGATGAAGACGTGGCTAGACAATTCAATGATGATGATAATACAGAATTAGCTAGTAACCACGTAACGGGTACTATACGCTGGGACGGAACCAATAAAAAATGGTTAATTAAAGGGGCATCTAGTTGGGGAGATTTGGTAGCAACAGGTCAATACGCAATAGACGTAGCAACAGTAGTGGGTTGCGCCCCTAGTAATAACGCAGGTACAACCAACCTGCCTAGAAATAATAATGCACTACAAAGCAATTTAGTAGCCAACTACTTAGGAGCAGCTAATCAAGGTGACTCCTTTTTTAGAGACGCAACTAATCTTAATGCAGGAACAGTAGCAGACGCACGGTTACCCGCAACAATAAGTTCTGATATTTCAGGTAACGCAGCCACTTTTACAGTAACAGCAAGAAATACCACAAATGCAACTTTTTATCCCGTACTTGTAGATGCAGCAACAGGTTCACAAGGTGCGGATAGTGATTCGGGATTTACCTATAACCCTAGTACTGGTACTCTTACTTCTACAATTTTTGTGGGTAGTGGAGCTAGTTTAACAGGTGTCGGTTCAGATATTACAACACAACTAAACACTAAACAAGCCACATTAGTTAATATAGCGGACGCTACAACAGCTAATGGATATGGCTCAAGAACTGTTAGTACTTCAGCTGCTTCAGGCGGAAGTAACGGTGATGTTTGGTATCAATATTAAAATATCATGCCTATTAGTGTAAAAGACAGCGGAACTATAAGAACCCCAACATCCATTTGGGTTAAAAAAGATGGTACCTGGGAAAGAATTAAAAAAGTTCAAATAAAAGAAGGCGGAAGTTGGAGAGATGCATTTCGTAGTGTATGGTCTTATACTTTCACATCTAATACTGACCAAGTAGACTTAGATACTTTAGCTGGTATTGATAAATTCATGGATGTTGAAATAACTATTAATAGTGGAGTTTATATTTATTCTAGTAATGTTAGTACTCCTGCTTTTAAAACTGGTAGTGGGTACGGGGGCACACTAACAGTTATTAATAACGGTTATATATACGGATGTGGTGGAACTGGAGGCGGTGGTGGAGCACCAAATTCAGGGTCAGGCGGAGGTGGTGGTACGGGAGGTACTGCTCTTTATGTTGAAACCAATTTTAATTTAGACAATAATGGCTCAATCCTCGGTGGAGGCGGTGGCGGAGGCGGTGGCGGAGGTGCAGCTGATGACCAACGATTCTCCGACCAAGACCACGCAGGTGGAGGCGGCGGTGGCGGCGGCCAAAGTTATGGTACTGGAGGAGCTCGTAATGGAACTTGTGATGGGTCTGGATGTGCTCGTCATTCTGTTAGTGGTTCCAGTGGTAGCTTAACAGGTAGTGGAGGTGGAGGTGTTGGAGCACAAGCAGGAAATCATAGAGGGTATGCTACTGGAGGAAGCGGGGGCGCTGGAGGCACTGTAGGTAATTCGGGCTCTAGTGGAAGTGCTGGAAGCGGTAATGATGGTTCAGGCGGAGCAGGGGGCGCTGGTAGTGCAGGAACTGCTATACAAACTAATAGTTATACTGTCACTAACATATAATTTTTAAAGCTCATCAAAAATTTACTTCTTGACATTTTCGTCTAAATTTGATATAATATACATAATAAGAAATGGTCTTAAAAAATTTATTGGAACAGGCCTTTTAACAAGTACAAAGCGCATTAGGAGTAAATATCGAAATGTGCAAGGTTTTTACTAAGGAATTTTAAATGGCTGCAGGAAAATATAATATTCAGATTGAACAAGGCTCCACTTGGAGTTTAAGATTATCGATTGATTCAAGTGTAGGGGTAGATAAAAACTTAACTGGCTTTACTCTTGCCTCAAAAATAGGAAAATCCTATTATGATACTGCTCCTGTTACTATGTCTACTGCTTATGTAATCCAAAATCAAGGTATTTTTACAATATCTTTATCGGCAGCTCAAACAGCAGCATTAGATCCCGCGCATGAATATGTGTATGATGTAGAGATTACAGATAGTTCGGGTGTTGTAACTAGAATGATACAAGGAAGGGCAACTGTTTCTGCAGGGATAACATCATGAGTGTAGTAGTAACCGTAACAGAAACAACAGGAAATACTATAACAGTAACAACAGACGAAGTTATAGTAACAACGAATACGCTAGCTATTGCAGATGCTAGTCAGATTGCAATCAATCCCGTAGCTGGAACTGATATTGACGCAACGAATATACAAGATGCTTTGCATCAACTTGCTGACCAAAGGTTTACTGGATCTTCTGCGCCCGCGTCAAGTGACGCTAACTTAGAAGAAGGTGACTTATGGTACGATACAGCAAATAATTTACTGAAAGTTTACAGAAATACAACTTGGGAAAACCTAGTTATTGCTGCACAACTAGCAGAAGGCTCGGCGGCTACAGAGTACGCTGATGTAACCCTAAATGGAGGTTATTTTTAAATGGCAAATACAATTCAAATTAAAAGAAGTACTGGTACTACCGCGCCAACTAACCTCGCAGTAGGTGAATTAGCACATACTCAAGGTACGGGTACTC